AGGACTTTGCGGAACCCTTTAGATCGTGCTTAACGTCGAGTTACATCCTAGTTTTTCTTATTGGATTAAAAGATTGAAAGATGTGAAAGCACAAAAGCGCATCCTAAACAGAATCCAAAAAATGAAAAATGAGGGGCACTTGGGTGATAGTAAAAAAGTCAAGCCCACTAGCGAAGGTGTATACGAACTAAGATTCGACTTTGGACCAGGGTATCGCGTTTACTTCACTAAGAAAGACGGACGCTTGGTAATCCTTCTTGCAGGTGGCATTAAGAAAACCCAAAATTCAGATATAACAAAAGCAATAAAGCTCGCACGCCAACACTAAAAACTTTTAAAATAAAAACTGTAAATACTAAGTGTAAGATTTCCTCTTTAGCAGCCTAATAAGCTGCTTTTTTTATGCCTGTAATTCTCCAAAGCACACTCACTAATTTTAATCTTACATTACGTATACTTATACCCTACCCTCATTTAATTGTGCGTAGGACGTAGGTGTAATCTGTTTGATAGGGATGGTACAAAGTAAAATGGATATGACCTACACATAGTAATTAGGTCAGTTTACTACCTTTAGTCGGAGGCTAGTAACTTGAAAACGTATTTAGTGACTGCTGCACAGAACGCTACACCTGCTAATCAAAAGCTCTGGGAAAACATGCGAGCGTATGCTGATTTCTTAGGTGCTGAGATTAATGTTATTAAAGGCCGGTACAAAAATCCAACATCTTTTTGGGATAAAAAATTCGAACAAGTCGAGGAGTGGGATTCTGCTTTTGACAATTATTTGACGGACAGAGATATAATCCTCAATAAAAACTTAATGATATTGGGAAGTTTGAAAGTACAGTTTACTAGCGCAGCCCCTATCCGCAACGCTAGCCTTCTATCCAAATCGCGTAGCGGGATAATAGGCCACCCACGCCGTATGCTGACAACCATACCTATATTGAATGGTGAAGTGTGTAAGCAGGTAATGACGACGGGTTGTATCACTAAGAAAAACTACACAGATACCGCAGCAGGTAGGCTAGGCCGTTTCCATCATGTAGCCGGTTTTGTTGTTGTCGAAGTCGTAAATGACAAGGAATTTCATACACGCCAGGTAACGGCTAAGCTTGACGGGGGTTTCACAGATTTAAATTTGACGGTTGAGAATGGTATCGTTTATGAAGAGCCAAATTCTCTTGGGATAGTGTTAGGTGACATCCACGCACCTTTCTATAGCCGTGAGGTAATGGACGCCACGATAGATATGGTTGACACACTTAACCCTAAAGTGATAGTGGCGCACGACATTACAGACTCTCATTTTATAGGTCAGCATAACACGAGAAATCCAATAATAGCACATCATAGGGATAAATTTGACTACCAGTCAGAGATAAAAAGCGCCCTTGACTATTTAAAAACAGTTGCTCAAGGACGGAAAATACTTATAGTGCCATCCAACCACCACACAAATTTATCCCGTTGGGTATTAAGTGAAGACTGGAAAAAACAACCCGACCAGGAACTATATTTAGAAGCAGCCCTTTATATGGTAAGGAATAGCAAGCTAACGGATGGGGGTGTCGCAGTCGCGGATCCATTCGAATACTTTTGCAGAAGACTTGCAGATGTGCAGCTTAACAAACAAATGACGTTCATTAAGTCAGGAGACTCATACAAGATAGGTGGATTCGAGATAGCAATGCATGGTCATCAGGGGAATAATGGAGCGCGGGGCAGCTTAGCTTCCTTCTCTAGGCTATCCACCAAGAGCGTCACTGCGCATGTACACGGGGCAGGTGCGCTAGGTGGCGCATTAGCGGTAGGAAACTCGGCAGCGCGTCTAGGGTACGCAATTGGGGGTGCCTCTTCCTGGTCACATACACATTGTGCTTTGTACAGAACACAGAAAGCTTCATTGATAAACATCATTAACGGCAATTGGAGAGGTTGAGCATGAGCACGGACAAAAAGACTAATATTGCATACATCCCACCTACGATACTAACCATAATATGTAAAATAACTTTCTTGGACGATACCTGCTTACAATTAGGTGACGAATACGAGGAATACACAATCGCTGAATTTATCCGGGACGAAGATGACGAAATATCCGTGGTTAACACGCGCAACCAAATATTTCTTCGCATCACACCATACGCATTAGCTTCCCTTCAGTATAAATAGCCACTAATTTTATAGTGCAATCCTTCCTCTATATAAGCGTGTAGTAGAAAGAAAGTATAGGGATATCTAGTATTTATACCGGCTGTCAGAGCCAAAAATTGAAAACATTCAGATAATTAGGTTACTAAATAAATCAAGGAGTTACACTATTATGGCTAGGACTGGATTAACAGAAATCAACGAGTTACCCGACGTTTTGCAGGGGTGGAACTTCGACCTTGTTATAGCGAATGTACCAGGTGGTGGGGATGGCCGTAGTTTAATGGTTAAATGTCAGACGACAGCAATTCCAGGCGTCGTCATTGAGCCTGTATTAGTTGGCCTCCATGGGGCTGAGGTTCAATTTGCAGGTCGCCAAGTGTACTCACATAACTTCACAGCTACATTCATTGAATCCGTAGATATTAGCACACGGCAAGCCTTACTAGGATGGTCTGATTTTTGCCGAAATACACGCGACAATACAGGACGGCCTAAGTCAGAATATTCAACAACAGTAGACTTGGTTTTATATAATGACGCCGGAGAGACCGTACGAACTATCAGGTTATTTGGTGCGTTCATTCTTAACCTAGAGGAAGGGGCACTAGACGGGGCTAGCAGCACACCTGTAATCCTTACAGCGAGCTTTAGCTACGACTTTTTTAACGACGTTTAATAATACGGGGTGACCTATGGCTATTCCAAAGATCCCCGGCGTTAACGTAGGGGACTCACCTTCTCTATTTACGAACAACCAAAGACTATTAAGCCCACAAGGTTCCCTAGATAGAGTTGGTGGCAACATACTCAATGGCGGTGGTAGCCTACCTCAAATTCCAGGTGTTAACGTGACTGGTATTTTTGAACGGTTTATAACAGGCGGTTCCGAGGCTGCTGGCGACTTGCGCGATATGTTGTCTCGTCAAGACCCCCAATTCGTACAAGACTGGGCTATAACCATGCCCGGAAGACCCAACATCTTGCACCCCAGCATGGTTGAAGCCATCACGTTCCCTTTACCTACAATTGAGACCGAGCCTATTTTCGGTGCGACCGCGCGAACCTACTACGCTAAATACAACGACATTGATACACTAACACTTACGCTTTATGAAGATCAGTTACATACAAGTAACAGGTACATAGATGACTGGCGTAGCCTTGTCGTGGATTCTGAAGGTAATTACCGACTTCCGGAAACAAGTCTTCAACAAGGTGCCGGGTATAAAGCGCCTATCGTGCTAACCGCACTTACGGCGAACAACCAACCTACAGCACAGTACGTGGTGTCCGGATGTTTCCCTATAAGTACCGATAGCCAAACTTATAATAGTGAAACAGGTCGTATCACACTAAACGTATTATTCAGCGTAGACAAGATTGATATTTTCTGGTTTGATCCAAAGTTAACCAACGCGCAAAGTGGTTTGGTTAAATCAAAGATAATTGACCAGTTCGATTTAGGTAAAAATGTGTCCCAAGTTACCAACGCACAAAGTAAAGCTTCGAAGTTTGTTACCTTCCTGTAACGGAAATAGATACACTGATAGTTGATAGTTGATAGTTGATAGTTGAAAAGAGGAAAATATTATGACCATGACGCTCGATGTCTCAGGCGAAAGCTCACCTATGCCCCAGCACGCAAATAGTCAACATGCGGCGACCACACCTGTAATAACAGCCACAGACGCACCTACAAAAGCAGCCGACTCTACGTCGCTGCACACACCCTTAACATTACCTTCCGGTTTTATTTTCTATGAATGGGAAACGATAAGCATCCGACAATTTAACTTATCCGAATTAAAATTATTACATGTAGCTAGAACCACACAAAGTATTTCGAGTTTAGCAAGAGCTATCGGGTCAACAATAGACCGTGACGTTAAAGAGTTAACGATAGGCGACTTTTGGTATCTGATGTATTGGCAACGAATCAACTCATATAAGAAAGCGCCTTTTATTATTGAATATGAATGTGAAGACGAATACCATTTAAAAATTATTAAAGAAGATGGCGTATCTAAGGACACATTAAAAAACAAGCACATACTTGCGGGCAATATTAAAGAACTCACTATTAATAGCGAGGCAGTTATAGACCACATAACCGACGTACACACAGAACAGGACATGTTATTGTTCCCGTGCACCATGAGTGACATGATAGAGAGCCGAGATATAGCTGAGTCACTAAGTGGGGAAGATACTAAAAAAGTATCTGAAGAAGCACATGCATTAGACTGGTTACACGGGTATGCAAGTTGCATTAACCACCAGTACGGTGACACACTAGCTCAACGAGTTGGTTACTTAGAAAAGCTATCTGCCGAAAATAAAATTGGTACAGACTTTATGCTGGCAGTAGATAAGTTCAATTCACTCTCCGAACACGGTCCAGTTGAAACCGTTGTTGCTAAATGTAAGGAGTGTGGGCATGCATCAAATCATAAGATTTCGATAGCAGCTCACCAGTTTTTTCCCTCCGTATAATTTATCTAGCTTACTAGATTTAGAATACGCTATACTAAGCAGGTTTCATGTTTTTGTCCCCCAAGACTTACCTTTCCGAACGCTGTTATATTTCTCGGACAAGCTTGGGAAAGAGCTACAAGATGAAGCGAAAAGTAGGAATAGGTAGATAAGGAGTATATAATGGCTGACGTAATTGAAGAAGTAGATAATCGTTTTAGTAAATTCTTTTCTTTTATTAAAAGCCAATCTACTTTCC